AACTCTTTCAATACCCATGTTGTACTGATCCTGCTCAGGAGCTGCGTTTGATACGTGGAAGTATTCCAAGTCATCAAAGATAGCACTGATTTCAGAAGAAACAACGATCCAGTTAGCTCCACCTCTTAATGTAGATTTGTGGATTTGTGCTGAAATTTGGTTGATTGCTGTGATAAGAGTTTGGTTCCAATCTTTCTGAGTATAAGGAACTGCGTTAGATCCTAATCTCTTCCATCCATTGTAATCCCATCTTAAGTTCCAAGCCGCTCCTTTTCTAAGGTCTCTCAAGATTTCTCTATCGATTTCAGCTGCAACTTGCTCAGATAATAAAGCCGTTAATTCAGCTTCAGCGTCGATGTTGTGGAATGCCGCAACGTCTTGTGCCATTTCTGGAGACCACTGTGCTCTTAACTTTCTTTCAGTTACAGAAACTGTTACTGACATAAGGTCAAAAGAAACTTCACCAATTCTATCTTCGAATTCTAAGTTCTTATAGATTCTATAAGTAGCCGAGAATGCACTGTCATTAGCAGTAGTTGAAGAGAATGTTGAACCTGTGTAACCGTCTAATGAACCACCACAAGTGATACATACTGGTACTTGTAAGTCAACTTCTAAGTAGATAATACCATTAGCATCACATATGTTGTCATATTGACCACCGTCTGTTCTACTTTCAGGGAATGCCAACGTAGCGTTGTTGTTACCATACTGAACGATACCTTTACCATATCTTTGAGTTACAACTCTGAATAAGTAAGGGTTGTTTACGTTTGCTGCAGTGGTTGGGTTATCCGCAACACCTTTAATAGTCAAATCAGATAAGAATGCTTCGTTATCCATTGGTTGACCATCAGGACCGATTAATTTACCAGCTCCAGCATTTGCGAAACCTGACATTGCAATCAATACTTTTCTGTAATCAGACTCAGTATATCCTGAAGGTTGTAATAAACCTGCTGAATCCCAAACAACAGTAACTACTGTAGCAGTGATTGAAGAATATTGTCCTTTAGAATAGTCAAATAAACCTGGTGGGTCTAATGCTGGTTCGTTACCTTCGTAGAATCTATCGTAAAGGTCTTTAGTTGCGTTGTAATCATATCCAGAGTTTGGAGTTTGATCAGCAGCTGCGTTTGGTGAACCGTAAGGTGCATAGTGAATACCAGTATTCGCTAAGTTTGCAGGGTCAGTATACGCCTGAATGTTAGGTACGAAGTAGAATAATTTACCGATTGGTAAGTTCATAGCTTGTACTGAAACGATATCGTTTGCTAATAATTTAGAGAAAACTCTTCTAACGATAGGGAAAACAACTGTTTCAAATGCACCTGTATCAGATGTAGATGATGCTTCGTTAATTAAGTGAGAAGCTTGGTTTTCATAAAGTTGAGCTACGTTTTCTCTCATGTGACCCTTAAGACCCTCTAAGAATCCTAATTTGTCCCATTTGTTGATTGTGTCTTCTTTGATAACTTTAAGGTGCTTAAGACCGATGTTACCTACAAGACCTGATTCTAATAATGCTCCCATTTTTAGTATTTTGTTTTGTTTGTTTTATTTGTTTATTTAATTTTGATTACCCAATTTTACTCATCAAATCTTTCATTCTTAAGAATTGAGGATTCTCATAAGTTTTTGATTCAATTAGGGTAGTTGATGAACCTGTAGAAACATTTTTGTTTAATTTAGTTTCTATAGATTCGTTCATTGGTGCTGACTCAGGTTTAGACAATTCGTCCTTAATTGACCTATAAAGATTTTTAGATTCTTTCAAAGTATCTACATTATCAAATCTTCTAAGAATGTTAATTTTTTCTTTTTTAGTAGTCGAATGTTCAGTGAATAATCTTGTAGCATATGCCAAGTTTGAATTGAAGATAGCAACTTCATTAAGTTTTTCTCTGAAAACATTTAATGCTTTTCTGTATTCTTCATTTTTCTCTCTCAACGTTGCAACTTCTGATTCTGAGGATTCGGTTTTTACTCCGTTCTTACCATAAACAAAATTTCTGTTTGGGGTAATACCTTTTCTAAGTCCTCTTCCTTCTTTTGAACCCATTCCATAAGTTCTTGCTGCTTCTTTAGTTTCCTCTTTTCCAAAAGGTTTCTTTTTTAAGGTGTTAGGTTTTTTCATTCCGTGAGCACCCTCTTTTGTTTCAGCCTTAACAACTTTGGATTTTTGTTCCATATTTTCACCTTTCTTGTATTCGAATTTTGGTTTACCAGTACCAACTGATTTTGGTCCTTCTTTCTTCTTCTCATCGAATCCGCCTTTAGCTTTATCTTTGTAAGTGAATTTAGGCCCAGACCCAATTCCAACACCTTTAGGTTTTACTGTCGATTTACCTTCTCTAACAGCTCTTCTGTGGTTGTAAGATTCGTCCAAATCTTCTTCTTCCATCATGTCGTCATCTTCTTCTTCCATCATGTCGTCATCTTCTTGTTCCATCATGTCGTCATCTTCTTGCTCCATCATGTCATCATCTTCTTCTTCCATCATGTCGTCTTCTTCTTCCATCATGTCGTCATCTTCTTCGTTAAATTCGATTTCGTACATAACTTCTTCATCCTCCATGTCGATGTCTTCAACATCGCCATCTTTAGAGAAAATTGCATTGATAACATCTTCTGTATCAAGATCCATGTCATCCATTTCATCCATGTGCATTGCTTCGTCTAATTCTTCTTCGTCTTCTTCAGACTCACCAAGCTTAACTAAGTATTCGGAATCTGTGTCAGTATCGCTCAAGTGAATGTCCTCACCGTCTTTCTTAACGATAATTCCATCTTCTTCACCCATAGCCTTGAACACTTTCAGAATTTCTTCGTCAGATGCGTCAGTTAAATCTATTGGACTTTCTTCTGAATCCATATCCATGTCCATGTCAAAATCCATGTCCATTTCCATATCATCTTCATTATCAACAGGTACATCCATATCGATGTCTGTATCTAATTCAACCTCATCTTCCATGTCTTGTTCTGATAGAGATTCTTTTACTAACTGATTGATTTCTTCCTTCATAGTAGAAGCAAGTATTCCTTTTGCGTTTTGGGCGATTGCTTCTTCAACATTTCTCATTTGAATTAACGCCTCCTGTACTAAGTTTTTATTTTCTTGCATAGAAAAAAATTGTTTAATTTATCATATAAATAGTACCAAAATTAAAAAAAGTCATTTTACAATACCCACAAAATAAAAAAAGTGGTCTATTGACCACTTCATTTGTTTCAGTTTAATAATGTTGATTACTCAATCACCTCGTCGATTTTACTTTCAGACACCGCGGTAATTCTCCAATCATGAGTAAAACCCTCATACTTCTTGGTTACTTTTGCTTCCACGTCTGTAACAGAGTAACCTTTTACCAGTTTCTCTTCTCTGACTTTTTTAATCTTACCTGTGTTTTCATCAGGAAAATCGTACTGAATTTTTGCTACAAAATATTTTTCTTCCATAATTTTATTTTCTTAAAAAATCGTCTAATTTTTTCATTAAGTCAACCGACTTTTCAGCATACTCATTATTTTGTTTAGATTTTCTTTCTTCCTCTAAATTTTCTTCATACTTACTTCGTTCATCAGGATTTGTAAACAAATAAGCTCCTGGAGTTGAAGGAGACGATACCAAGTCAAAACATATCAATTCAAAGTCATCTTGTACTTCATTTCTTTCTCCAACCTTTTTTAATGACCCAACACCTCTTGAAGAAATACCTAAAGTAACTCCTTGTCTCATTAAGTTTGCCGCTTGGTCTCCCTTTGTTGAAACTATACCTCTTTCGTGAAACCCTGGAGATGTCAATAATTTGAGTTTTCCCATGAGTATATTTTTATCCCACCATATATCTGTGATGATGTGAGATACTCTGTCTAAGTCTATTAATGATGATTCAGGGTGATTTAATTCAGATGTTGACAATCCCTTAGAAATAGATTGTTTATATCTATCCGCCTCTCGTTTCAAAATCCTTTCAGGATATGTCCTACCATTTCTATTTGGGGTATCATATTTTTGAAGAACTGCATAAAATTCAAATGGATTTCTATAATCTAAATTGGACGCTTCTTTTAGAATGTCAATATTCTGAGTATCTTTTGGAGAAACCCAACCCGCATCCATTTCAATCAATATACCGTGGCCAAGTTCGCTAGCTTCTAAAATTCTTAAATTTTTCATCTAATCTTTTAAGATAAATATACGGATTCAGATAGTTTGCTAAATTTCGTCTTTTTTAGAAATTGAAAATTCAAAGTATTTGTTCTGAACTACGTTATTTTTGTAGATTGATTTGACAATATTTTTTATGGATTCTTTAATTTCATCACACTTAAAATCCATTTCTCGTAGGGTATATAGATTGATTTCCAAATTGAAAAATGATTTTTTCCCTTTTGATATCCCACTTGTCCGAAGGTCCAAATCAACAATATTTTTTTCTTGAAAAATTTTTGAATCAATTGATTCAAAAACTGAATTTTTTATTTCTCTTCCTAAACCAGATACAATTCGGTTCCAATTATCTAACTCATCTTTTGGTGTAACCCATGATTGAATATTTATATAAACCGATTTTAAGTTTTTGGAATCTACTGTCCCGTATTGGGACTTAATAGGATTGAATAGGTTAAGTTTAACACTTTTTCCTTTTTTCATTAATAATGATATTACGTATGTTTATTTTTGTTAATGAAAAAATATACAATATATACATAAATGTCAAAATTTTTTTATACTTGAAGATATTTCTAATATATGATAATAATTAAAATTAATCAGGGTAACAATATTGAGAAAGCCCTCAAAACCCTAAAGTCAAAAGTAATCAAAACAAAGCAAAATCAGATTTTATTCGAGAAAAGAGAATATACAAAAAAATCTGTACTTAGAAGAGCACAGATTCTGAAG